TTCTCCACCTAAATTAAAACCCCAATCTGCAACTTCAAATATTTTATTTTCAAACCCAAGTCTTGTATTATTAATATTAACAGTGTCACCAACTTGGAGAGTAAATCCTTTTAAACTTACATTACAGCTTAATTGCATTTGTTGTCTATTCTTAAATAAAACAATTTTAGCAAGTCTTTGAGCCATTGTGCTTGATTTAGTAAAGGGCAAATCAATATCAGCAAAAATTGTTTCTCCATCTCCCTCTACAAAAGTTGAAGATGTAACCATAGGATAATCAGTTGGCATCCAATTTGATTCATCAGATGTGAATAAACCTTTAACAGTATTAAACATATCTTTTCTTGATTGTTTTGCAACTAAATTTATACCACCTATAAAATCACTTTGGTTAAGTGTAAGACTTGGAGATACATATTGACCACCAGTTATTTTAAATTTACCATTTGTATAGGATAAAGTTCCAACACATGATGTTAAAATATCATCAATAATTTCCATAGGAGCAATGTCTGAGTAAGCTATTCCATGTGCCTCATATCTTTTTTCAGTTCCACCAGCAGATAAAGAAACATTCGTATCACATAAATTTGCTAATGTTATAAATGATGCTGAATCAACATCAGAAGTTTGAACTCCTAGACCTAATTTAGTATCTGTTAAGTAATCATATAAAATTAATGCTGGATTTGCAGAATAAGCAGTACTTGAATCTCTTATGTCTAATATCTTTTTTCCTTTTATGACAGCACTAACATTAGGTAAACCATTTGGAAAAGCATCAGGGTCGTAAGCTAATCTTACATAGATATATGCAACACCTTTTAACATGTGTTCATTTGTCCATTTTTCTGCCTCAGTGACTAAATCTGCATCTGCTAATTGAGTATCTAATCCTTTATGCAATTTAATTCTTACTGTATTTTTACCATCTTCAAATTTAGATGATGTTGAATATTGTGAGGGTGCAGTTACATTATATCTAGCTATACCATTCTCATCATTTCCACCACTAGAAAGTGTCAAAGCATGTTCATTAAAATATATTGTTGTAAATTGTTCAATCTCGTGACTAGCTACTTCAACAACTAAGTGTAAATATTTATTGTTTCCATCAGTTTCCATAAACAAAATTCCACCTGATTTTTTAGTAGTACCAAAAACTGTATCTCTTGTAATAATTGGTTGTCTTAACATTGTAGAACGATTAGATGTTTCAGATTGATATGATGCTTGTTGTAATGATGAATTTCTTAGTTTTGGTGTTACTGTTAATGCTGAAGCAATAACTACTGTGGCAACTGCAATCGCAACAGCAGACCACACAATCGCACCAGCTACATACACAGGATTTGAAGCAAGAATAATAATAGTTACTACTTGAATAAGACTGTTTACTGAACTACCCATTTAACCATGCCTCTTTTTTATATTTAGTAGAAATATTTTTGACTCTATAATCACCACCTACTCTTAGCCATGATATATAATCAAGACCTAATTCTCCAGCAAAGTATTTTTTACCCCATGCCCAAACCAATTCAAAAGCATTATCTTTTGTTACTGAGTCTATAACCCAACATTTATCACCAGTATTCCAAAAGTGATTTAATACCTGACCATATTTTTTAAAATGCTCTTGAGATTCTTTGTTTAAAAAAATCCAGTTTGTAAATGCAACTATTTTGTTATCAATTCTGTGTATTTTATACTGATTAAATTCAAAAGACTTACTAAGATGATTAGATAGAATTTTATTATTTAATTTTTTATATTTATCAAAACTTTGATAAAATTTTATAACTTCTTCAATTTCTGTAGTCATTAATATACTCTTATGTTGTCTTAGATGGTAATTCTACACCAGCACCCCATGCAACTGATTTGTCTTGGAGTGATGTTACAAAATTACAACCTTTATCTCCTGGAAATAAATTCTGTTGGTCTTGGTCTGTGTATCTTCTGTCTGTTGGAATTTCTAAAGTTATTAGTTTATTTTCTATCATAAATTTTAAATTAGATGTTTCTCCGTTTTCTTGCAAAACCATTGAGTCTATAAAACCTGAAAATATTTGATATGGTGTGTCTACTATAACATCAGCATTATCAGTAGTAGTTAAAACACCAAAATAAACTTCAACAACCATGCCTTGAGTATCTTCTGTTAAACCAGCAGATAATATTGATGTGTCTAATCCGTTTAAAACTATTTCAAGACCAGTGGCTCTTGTATCAGATGTTTCTGTAATAGGAGCAACTGATAAAATATTTCCTGACCCTAGATAAGTGTTTCCACCTATAACCAAGTTAGCATATGTGGTGGCTAACAATAAAGTGCCACTAGTGAAATTCATTTTAATTGCATAAAATGGTCTTAGACTTCCACTAGTAAGTTGTGTTCCAAATGCTGAACCTATACTTCTTGACATAGTTCATTATTTCTTTGTAGTTGTTTTTTTCTTAGCTACTTTCTTTTTAACTTCTTTTGTTTCTGTTGGCTCTGTGATTTTAACTTCCATAGCAAAACCTGATTCAACAAAAGAATTTCCTAATGTGACTTGCCATTCTTCTTTGCAGTCAATTATAGTTCCCTCTTTATATTCAACACTAGCATTACCACTCTTATTACCACTTCCAAAAGCATTAACAATCATTTTAATTTGCATATTTATCTCCTAAAGCGAATGGGGAGTGAACAATGATGTTAAACACTCCCACATTCTAAGACACACAAGGTGTCAGTTTATTTATGTATTAACTGAATAAGCATCAGTAGCATCTTTGAAGTTACCAAGAATATTGGTAATCCCCATAGGTGTGCCTGTCGAATGCGAACCAGTAGCATCTATTCTAACTCTAGCGTATGCTGAGCCACCAATATAACCAATAGTGGTTACTTGTGGTGTTTCAGCATTTGCATCTAAAGTTAAAAATAGACCATTACTATCGACAGCTAATCCTGTAACAGATTTACTGCTAGTAACAGCAGTGAAAGTTGAGTTATCGGCTGATTCTTCTAAATAAAAATCAAACTTAACACTCGCACTTAATGTTACACCCTCTATGCCTGTGTTTACCACAAAGGCACAAGACATAACATCAGATAAGTCTACACTTGTACAGTTTGTATCAGCAGTTACCAAAACTGGTACTAGTCCTACTTCTACATTTATATTATTTGCTAAATCTCTCATAATAAAAGACTCCTATCTTATGCAGATATGTTTTGTAGTTGTATTGCTTCTGCAAGAACTACAGCTCCACCCACTCTACGACGGGCAGTGTATCGTACATTTCCTAAATGCTGTTGTGTAAATGGGTCACGAACTATAGACATATTCACTCTGTCAACCAAAGTGTATGCTCTAGCGAAATCACCAAATGCAATAGGTTTAGTTCCAGCAGATATATCAGGCATATCTTTGGCAAGGGTATAACCATAACCAGCGATAGTGCTTGGTGCACCACTTACTAAATTTAAACCAACATGAAATACTTTTTGACCAGCACCATCTTGTAATTGCAAGATAGATGCAAAAGTTGCTCTGTTCATAACAAACCTAGCATTTCTTAAGTAGTCAGATTTAAGTGCATAAATTAAGTCATAAAGACCATTAGCAGTTAAAGTATTAGCATTAGTTGAATTAGTACTACCAACACCTGATGAGGCATCAGTAATTCCTAAAGGTTTACCAACTCCATTTCCTGAAACGATTGCTGTTCCCTCTGCAACTGCAAATTGTTCAGCAAACTCGGTAGCCATCTCACTTTCCATATTAAAAGCAGAATCTTCTAACATTGCTTGAGACATATCAACCATTGCATAACACTCGTTAGCATCTATTGACATTAATCCAGTTGTGTATCCAGTAGTCTCACTTCTAGTAGCTGTCTCTGCAACCCATTGAGCTGAGAATTGTCCAGTTCTTTTAGGAACTTCAATCCCTCTCTTATCGGTACTTCTAATCTTAACAAGACTTCTCATTGGTGAGAATTCTGTAACAGACTTAATAAGTTCTGCAACATATTCTGTTGGACAGTAGTAACCACCTAATGAATCATCTGACTCATAAAGTGCTTTTGTTTCTTCAGGGTCTAAATCTTGTGACCTTAAATATTTACCAAATGCTTTCATTTGTATATCCACTTCTTTAGCAGAGTTTCCTGTTTCAGGTCTTGCTAATTTAGTTTCGATAGCATCTAATCTTGATTCAGCATCTTTCATTGCTGTTTCTTTAAGCTCGGCATCTTGTTTCAGTTCTGCTTTTGTAGCAACATCTTCTGCAAGTTTATCTACCTTTGCTTGAAGTAATGGGTCAGCGACACCATTTTTTTTGATTTCATCAATATTCTTTTGGTTTTCACTTTTAAAATTTTCAAAAGATTTACCAAGATTATCAATTACATCATTTAGTTCTTCAGACATAATAACCTCTTATGGTTTAATTTTGTTAATTAACTGATTCATGCTTTCAACAACATCTCGTTGCTCATCACTCCGATATGATTTGTAAAGCATTTCTGCAGTTTTTTGTGCAACAGTTCTAGATTCACAACCTACATCCCGTAGGTGTTCTTCTATTTCTCTTACAGTCATTTCAGCAAATTTAACTTTCGTTATTTTTGCTTTCGGATTCATTGGGAAAGTGACTAATGATATTTCCATTAGGTCTACTGATTTAATAATTCTTTTTCTTTCTTTTGGGTCGTACTTATAATCTTCAGCAGATAATCTATATCCGATTGACATAGAATCCAAAGCACCCATTTTCATTAGCTCGAATACTTCTCTGCCTTTCTGAGTACCCATTGCCAATCTTCCTTTGACATATAATCCTTTATTGTCTTCTATGATTGAATCGAATACACCTATCGGCTCATCTGTTTTGTGTTGATATAATAATTTTATTGATTTTGGTTTCTTACTTTTTAGAGTATTAGCAAATGCACCTTTACGAATTACATCATTTCCTAAATCTTTGTTGCCAAATATTGAGCCATAACCCTCAAATGTTCCATCATCTTCTGTATCTAATTGTTTAAAATCACATGGCAAATCAGTGATGATATCTTTCAATGTATTTAAATCTTCTGTAATTTGCTCGGTTTCCATTTAGCCACCCTAAAATATAGTAAATATAAGAGTATTTTAACCATATATAGATAAATAAGTCTATTATTTTCATTTATAATTAAATATATTTTAAAAAAAAGGCAATCATTTTTGACTGCCCTAAAATAACCACCCCAATTACCACACAGTTATGGTTATTTTTTAATTAAGTCAATCAACAATTACATCATCTTCATCATAGTACATTGTTACACATCTACAATTAATTACATTAG